CATTGGTTGCTGACAACACTGTTACAATGCCAGACTACTCAGACAAGTCCTCTCTCGAATTTGAAATGTTTCGTGTGCCAATCATTTCTCGTGGGTTTGTAGATGAGGGCGGAGTTTCAAAAGTTGTGCTAACAGCAGAACTCCCAACTCAAGAAAGATATGAAATCACAGAGGTAGGCATATTCTCTGCAGCATCTAATCCTGATGCTGGCTCTTTTGACAGTAAGACTGTTTATTCTTTTTCTGAACTAGAGGCCTGGAAGTATTCTTCTCAGGGTACAGCAATACCCTCAATCTATGAACCACTAGATGATCGTGTTGTTAAGATTATTGGCGCAACAATTGCTGCAAGAACCCCTTCAGGATCTACCTTGACCTATACTACAGACGCAGAGCATGGACTTTCTATGGGAACAGAAATATCTATATCTGGAATCTCTCCAGTTGTATTTAACTTGTCAAAGGTTGTTATTGCCACTGTTCCAACTCCAACTTCTTTTACAGTTGTTTCTACTACCAGCCTAACAGGAACATTCGTTTCATCTGGTTATTTGATTAACGATGTTGATACAAATATAATCAATCAAGTCTATCCAGTATTTCAAACAAATGCAGATAATAAAATATTTACAAACTCAAACAGAGTTAGCAGATACGAAAGGTGTAGATTTTTAAATAATATTTTTGCAATATCTGGAAACAATGCAAACATTTCAATAAATTCAAGTGGTAACTTGATAGCAGAAACAGGATCAAATTTTATACAATTATCAAATGCATCTGTTGACTTTAGCAAAAACTCACCAACTGATGAGTTAAGGCTTGCATTTTCTGTTGTCAACAAAGTTGGTGCATCCCTCACTCTCCCAAAATCTGCAAGAGTTATAGTTGAGTTTTCATCTACAGGTAGTTTTAAAACTGGAAAGTGGGCAATCTTTGAAGCAGTTGTAGATGATACTAATAATAACTTCGCAACCAATAGATATTTTGTTGTAAAGAAACAACTTCAGCAGTTACAAAAGAGTCCTGAATTTTCCTGGGCAGAAGTAAAGAATGTTAGAGTATATGCCTCAGTTATGAAAGACAATAGCGGAGTGCCAACTTCAGACTTTTATGTTTGTTTAGATGGACTTAGACTTGAAAATGTTACATCTAACAACTCTGTATATGGGTTGACTGGATACTCAGTTATAAAAACACCAGAAGCAAAAACAATTATTAAGTCAGCAAACACAACAAACTATATTGAATTTAGATTTGGATTGGATGTATTGTAGTGGCAGACTCAGGAATAAAAAATATTGTTGTAAAGAAAGAATTACTAGGGAAAATAACAACAGAGAATGGAAGAATTGCAAGATTTAGGTTAGTGTCAGAAGACAAAAACAGAAAATCTGCATGGTCTCAAATATTTTCAGTAAATTCTGAATTAATCCAAGTTCTCCCAGGAGATATAAATGTTGTTGGCAATACAGTGCTTGTTAACTGGTCAAAAGGATCTAGAACTTCTACCCAAGAGATGTATGATGTTTTTGCTTCATTTGATGGTGGTGCCTATCTAAATGTTGGTGTTGCAGTTGGCACAAGTTATTCATTTTTAAAAACTGGAACTACGTCTGTAAAGGTTTTGGTCCAGTTGGCATCTATAAACCCAACAGTAAAGACCTCTCTTAAGGTTTATGAATCTCCAGTCAAGTCTCTGGTATAATTAGAGTATGTCAAAATTGCCTACGCCCGAAAGAGGGCAACCTCTAGATGTTACACTTATGTATCAGATTATTCAAACTATTAATGATTTGTCTGCTCAAGTAACTCCATCAATTAATAAATATGTTACAGTAGATACCAAGGACTCTGGAAAGCAAAGCGCAAAGATTTCAGAAGCCCGTATAATCGGTGGCTATGTTCAAGTAACGCAGGGCACAACAAAGACTGCAGGAACTTCTGAGCCATTTTCTTATCCATTTGGAACAGACTTTAAATTTGCACCAGTAGTCACAGTAACCCCTATAAATGTCGGAGGTACAGATGCTGGTAAGGATGTCACGGTAACAATCAGTAGCATCTCAACTTCACGAGTAGAAGGAATAGTTAAATTTAATACTGGTGGAGATACAACTATTGGTATCAACTTAATCATAGTTGGAATACCTAACTAATGATGTCTTGCAAAAAATGCAAAGGTAGAATGTTTATAGATAGACAATATACTGAGATCAACCATCTAGAAGTATACTGTATGAGTTGCGGAGTGAGAGTATTTTTTCATCCACCTAGCCACACTTTGGAGGGACAATGGTTACTAAAAAGGGAACTATTGAGAGCGAAAAATACAATGAGTCACCTGTAATACCAGGAAACAAAAGGGTTTGGTTTCTTAACGGAGACCTTGTTAGAATCCATCATTTAAATAAGTCTAATGGGATAATGTCTGTTTATAACATTACTAAAGATCAAATCGAAAGTTGTTTAATTAGTGACTTTAAAAATAAAAGAGAACGAGCATACACCGTAGGACAGACTGCTGATTTAGTTAATCGTCATAAAAAATATCTTCCAGACTTAATGAAGCGAGGAGTTATCCCATTTCCAACGGGATCTCAAAAAGGCGGAGCCAGAGGGTTCCAAGTAAGATCATATTATTCAGAATCGCAGGTAAGAGCAATACGTGATATACTTGCTTCATACCATATTGGCAGACCAAGAAAAGACAAATTAATAACAAACGATATTACGCCCAGCAAGCAAGAGTTGACACGCAGAATGGGCGATGGTATACTTACTTATAGGAAAACAGAAGATGGTCGATTTGTTCCAATTTGGAACGAGTCTATTTAACGAAGGGTATAAAATGTCAGACAGCAATTATGTAGTAACGAATGAACCAACAAAGGTATCTGTAACTCTTGGATACACATTAAATCTAGGAAATTTTCAATCACTAAGACTTGATCTTGGCGTTGTTGACAGTTCACGCAATGGAGAGACAGTCGATCAGTCTTTTGAGCGTGTTTATAAGTTTGTTGAAGACAAACTAACCGCAAAGATTTTAGAGGCCCAATCGGAGGCTGCTGAAGGATAATGGCAGAACGCAAAGACCGCATGGCTTTGCTTTCAAGATACAGTAAGTATCATACCGCAAGGTACGAATCAAAGCCATCTCTTAATCTAAATGTAGAGCAGTGGGCTTCTGATGCCCTTGTAGAATCATACACACTGCCAGGATGCTACGATATACTTGAGTATTACTTTTCGGTTGCAGAGAATCCATCTTGGAATTACTTTGCATACAATGCAGAAAAAATATTACAGGCACAAAAAGATAAAATTAAAGATATAGCAGAGCGCAATGAGCGCAGACGATTAGCAAAGGAGTGGTTAAGTGAATAACACAGAGGCAAAACTACTTACGGCTGTCTTAAAAGATAAACAAATCCATGTTCTGCTCCAAGCCAATGTCGACAACCTTCTTAGAACACACGGAGATATCTGGAATTTCGTTAGACTATATTTTGAAAACAATTCAGTCCTACCACCAGTAGAGTTGGTTACTGAAAAGTTTAGAGACTTTGATCCAGTGTCAGGTGTGGGCGCAACAAAGCATCATCTTGAAGAGTTGCAGGGCGAGTACCTAACAGATAGCCTAAAGGATATAATTAGATCCGCAGCATCTGAAATCCAAAATAACAATGGGAATGGTGCCCTTAATGAATTAATTACAAAGACTTCAGAACTAAAAAAGAATACTGCTGCAATTCGTGATATTGATGTTACTGATCTTGAGTCTGCTATTGCTTACTTTGAAAATGTTAAAAAGCAGCAGGCACTAGGTTTATCTGGAATTAAGACAGGTCTTCCAGGATTTGATAACTACCTACCTTCTGGAATTATGCCAGGACAACTTGGAGTATTCCTTGCTTATCCAGGAATTGGAAAGTCGTGGCTTGCACTTTACTTTGCTGTTCAAGCATGGAAGCAGGGTAAGTCCCCAATGGTAATCTCTCTTGAAATGTCTGAGACCGAAGTTCGTAATCGTGTATTTACTATTATGGGTGAGGGTCGTTGGTCACACAGAAAGATCAGCAATGGCGAGATTGAAATTGATATGCTAAAGGATTGGCATGCAAAGAATCTTGCAGGCAAGCCAGAGTTTCATATCATTTCAAATGATAGCGGTGGAGAGATTAACCCTTCAGTTCTTCGTGGAAAGATTGACCAGTACAAGCCAGACTTTGTAATCGTTGACTACCTTCAGTTGATGGCTCCTAATCAGAAGTCAGATAACGAAACGGTACGAATGAAGAACCTTTCAAGAGAACTTAAACTAATGGCTATCGGTGAAGAAGTTCCTATTATTGCTATCTCGTCTGCTACACCAGATGATGTTAATGACCTCTCTACGGTCCCTACGCTGGGTCAAACGGCATGGTCTAGACAGATTGCTTATGATGCTGACTGGGTGCTTGCATTAGGCCGTGGGACAAACAGTGATATCATTGAATGTGCATTCCGTAAAAACCGTAATGGATTTATGGGAGACTTCCTAGTCCAGTGTGACTTTGACAAGGGATACTATAGATATAAAGACTTTGAAGATAAGTAGTTATAATATGGTATGTCAAAAAAGAATGATATACCGTATGAATCATACCATCATAAGCCTATCAAAAGGTTTTACCTTGATGGAATAATTCACGATGATTCTATGATCGGAAGGCTCAAAGAAGAGTATATACGATTATTGACTTCAGAAATGAAACTAAGTGGGTATGTTCCAAGAATTGATCTTGACCCAGACTTCACAATAGGGTATAATGATATAAAGAACTTTTTTGAATTTGAATTATCAATACAGGCAGTCTACGCAGGGAAAAGGAAAAGCGAATGGATAGCAGGAATAGACGGAACCAAACCCATCTTTATTCCGCAGAGCAAGTCAAGCGAGTCCTTACAGGATCGGGTATTACCGTAGAGTCTGAACTTGATGCAGACTTTATGATCTTTTGTCCAT